GTATTTTATTTATATTTCTCACCAGTATAGTACGCTTCATAGTATTTGACAAGCCCTGCTGTAGTATATTGATTACTACACCAGTCTTCTATACATTCCTCAACTGAAGAACCTGTATAACCATAACCAGAAAGTATCTTACGGCAATTTTCTTTTTTAGGTTTATCTTTACCAGATCTACTTATACTCACTTTCGTCACCAATATATGCTAGTGAAAAAATTTCATGTGATTCAGATGAATCAGGTTCTAACCATTCCTCAAATTCCTGAACAACAGAATATGCATCAAAATATGAATCTGGATCTGATGATTTACTTAATAGATGAACTCTATCCAATGCCCATTGATGTGCATCTTCAACTGTTGTTCTCAAATTTTCCATAATTTTTTTTCATGTACCTGCCAAGAATATTGCTATTATAATATGCAGGTTCTCCATTGTCAAGAGACTCCATCAATACATTATGCAAAAACAATTGCTTAGTCTCTTCGTAATTTACTTTACCAAGAGTCTCATGAAGACTTATTATTTCTCGTTTGAAATTGGATTTTCCAAGAGACTTAACATCGGCCTTAAGTTCGTCAGAACTTCCGTAGTACTTTTTCCAGTCACTCTCAGACGTAACCCTCCGTTTCCCTTTGCCACTTCTAGGCTTTCTACGCTGTGTAAAATACTTTCTCCCGATGTATTTCTGCCCTGAGATTGTATTTGTAATACAGTAGACGTAACCGAAGAAGTCGCCAATATCATCAGAAGTGAAAGCTGTACCTTTGTAGTACCAGGGATTTTCATAATCTCCATCCATTTCATAGTTTTTATTTCATTCATCCTATTTATCCACCTGCATAATCATCCCAGTTTTCATATGGATCTTCTTTATATGCCTCAATACAATCTTCTAAACTATAATTTAAATCCTGAGAAGGAGTCTTTGGTAACGTCTTGTTTGATTCCTCCGACAATATAGGATTCGACTTCTGTTTCTTGAGGTGCAACTTGGAGTCCTTTTGAAGAAATCCAATGCTCTGTCCAAGGAAGTGGGTTATTTTTTGCAGGTATGTCATAGATTGGTTTAAGTCCTATTGATTTCATACGACGATTGGCAATCCATTCCACATATTGCATAAGTAATTTATCATTAAGTCCAATCATGGTACCTTCTTTAAATAAATATTCTGCCCAACGCTTTTCTTCATCGACAGTTTTTTCAAATGCTTTGATTAACCAAGGTTCTTGTTCCTTAGCAATCTCAACCATATCTGGATCGTCACCCTTATTCCAATAGTTTAATATATTTTGAGTTATCGCAAGGTGTTGGTTTTCGTCTCGTGCAATAAGAGATATGATTTTTGCACTTCCTTCCATAAGTTTGAGTTCACCGAAAGCAAAAGAACAAGCAAAACTGACATAGAAGCGAATACCTTCAAGGATGTTAACATTAGCAACTGCTCTGTATAAGTGTCTTTTTAAATCTTTACGTGTCCATTCTGAATTAGGATGACTATACATGTCAGGTTTCCAACTATTACTCTGACCATACTCCTGTGCATAATTAATAAATGAATTATAAGCACCAGTAACACTTTCTGCACGTTCCATGATACGTTCATCACTAAGAATCGTATCAAATACCTCAGAAGGATCTGAATATACATTCTTTATGATGTATGTGTAGGAACGACTATGAATCATCTCCATCATTTGCCACACGTTCATACATGCTTCTAGTTCAGGAAGAGAACAGTATGGTGAGAATGCCATACCAGGTGCTCTACCCTGAACTGAATCAAGCATTACTTGATACTTAAGGTTTGACGTAAAAATATGTTTTTGCTCTGGACGTAATGCTTGATAATCACCTCTATCTTTTTGAAGAGATACTTCTTCAGGTCTCCAAAAGTAACCTAACTGAGACTTTGTTAAGTTCTCAAATGCAGGATACTTATAAGAATCATATCTTTGAACTCCTAATGGTTTACCAAAAAACATAGGTTGTTTCTTGGTATCAACCTCTTCGGAATTAAAGACAGTCATTGAATCAATCACTGGCTTTTTCATTGAATCTTTTCTAAATTGCACAACTTTCACAAGACTCCTCTTCAGAATTAATAAGTTCGTCAACTAAGGATTGTAATTGGGTATGCCCCTGAATCCCCACCTCATCGCTAGTAGGAAGTGCTATTTCAACTTCATCTGTTTTAGCATCATAAGTGTTCTGGTAATAGGATGTCTTCCAACCGTACTTATATGTAGTAAGTAAGTCTTGTGCCATTACTGAAACAGGAACCTCGTTATTATCATAATGTTGTGGATTGTAAGACCAGTTTCCAGAGATTGCTTGGTCAAAGAATTTCTGCATCACAGCAACCACATTAATATAACCACTATTGCTAGGCATATCCCAAAGAAGCGTGTAGTTATTCTTAAGTGTACCATAAGATGGAACTATTTGCTTGAGTGGTCCTTTCTTAGATTTCTTAACTGAAAGATAATCTCTAGGTGGTTCAATACCATTCGTAGCATTACTTACAACTGAAGATGATTCAGATGGCATCTGTGCAGACAGAGTACTATTCCTAATACCATACTGCTTAACTTCTTCTCTAAGACCTTCCCAATCATGCTTTAATATGTTTGGAACAATCTCATCTACATCTTTCTTGTAAGTATCGATAGGTAGAATACCTTGAGCATACTTAGTTCTATCTGAGTAAGTACAAGCACCCTTTTCCTTTGCAAGATTAACACTAGATTTAATCAAGTAATATTGGAAAGATTCTGTCAAGTCATGAACCAACTTCCATGCTTCCTTATCGTCGTATTTAACACCCTGCTTTGCAAGATAATGTGCGAGTCCAATAAAACCTACTCCCAATGAACGACGTGCTCTTGTAGCGATTTCTGCTGCGTTGACGGGGTATCCCTGAAAATCAATAAGTTCATCGAGGCTCCTAACACTAAGATCACAAAGAACTTCAAGATCCTGAACATCCCTAATTTTGCCAATATTAATAGCAGAAAGGATGCAGAGAGCAATTTCACCAGCTTTGTCATCAATGTGTTGTATAGGTTTGGTTGGTAATGTAATCTCTTGACACAAGTTACTCATCTCCACTTTATCCAAGAAGGATGAATGGGAATTGCAATGATCAATATTCATCAAATATATTCTACCAGTCTCTGCTCTTTCTTTCAAGAGATCTAAAATTAATTCCTGTCCACCAATAGTAGTTCTAGGAATGGATTCATCTGCTTCAAATTCTTTATAGAGATTATCAAAGTCATCCGTTCCAAAACTATCATAGAGTCCAGGTACATCATGTGGACTAAAGAGAGATACATTTTCATTGTTAATGAATCTCTCATAAAATAGTTTACTTAACTGGATGGAGTAGTCGAGTTTTCTGACTCTGTTGTCTTCTGTTCCTTTGTTGTTTTTGAGGACGAGGATGTCTTGTATTTCTTGATGCCAGATCGGAAAGTGGACAGTAGCTGAACCGCCTCTGATCCCGTTTTGTGTGCAGCATCTGACAGTGCTTTCAAACTTTTTAAGGAAGGGGACGACACCTGTGTGTTGAACTTCTCCACCTCTGATTTTAGCGTTGATCCCACGGATTCTCCCTGCGTTAATACCGATACCAGCCCTCTGTGCGACATATTTGCCAATAGCCATATCACTGCTAAAGATACTATCGAGGGTGTCATCAATATCAACCAGAACACAAGATGCATATTGACGAAGGGGTGTTCTGACACCTGCCATGATTGGCGTTGGGATGTTGATTCTGTGCTTGCTGATTGCGTCATAATACTTTTTAACGTAGTCTAATCTTGTCTCTTGTGGATATTTAGAAAATATAGTTGCAGATATCATAAGATACATGAACTGTGGTGTCTCATATAAAGAACCATTACTTCTGTCTTGTACCAGATACTTATCAACTACTTGTCTTAAACCAGCATATGTGAATAACATATCTCGTTCATGATCTATAAACGATTCAAGTTTTTCAAACTCCTCATCAGAATACAACGAAAGGATTTCTGAATCATATATTCCTTTCTCTACACAACGTTTAATATGATTACTCAATGTTGGTAGTTCATGAATACGTCCAAACAATTGCTTACGTAATGAAAACAATAATAAACGTGCTGCAACAAACTGATAGTTAGGATTGTCCAAACTAATAAGATCACTAGCAGACTTAATTAAAATCTCTTGGATCTCCTGAGTTGTAATACCATCATAGAATTGTATTCCAGAATTGATTTCTACTTGAGAAGCAGATACTCCTGCAAGTCCTTCACATGCCTGTTCTACCATAACATGCATCTTTTCTAAATTAAGGGCTTCTATGCCTCTTCCGTTACGCTTCTTAACTTTGATGCCGTTGCTCATACCTTTTTCCAGTTGTTAAATTTAACTTTTGCTTCTAGTCCCGAATGGGTATTTGATTTTAATATATCCATAATATCATAGTTAGCAAGAACCATGTCATTAATGTCCTTCTCTTCTATGCTTCTTGGCCAGATGACGACTCGTTCGCCTCTGTTGATACACTGTTCGATTCTCCCAAGAATTTCTTGATTACGAGGTTCGTTATCGTAAACGTAAACAATGCTGCTTCCTTCAAGATGTGCCATGTCACCGTCGCTGCCACATAGAGCGACACTATTTTCGACGAATGTGCTGTCAAAAGGTCCTTCAACCACGTAGACAGTTTCTTTTGGATTGACTCTTTCCAATCCATAAATTTTTGGAGCATTGTCATTCAACATCACAGTGATATATTTAACAAAGTTTGGACCTAGAGCCCTACCTTGAAACCCGATTAGATTACGTTCTGTATCATACATCGGAATTATGATTCTTGACTCATCCCTATGGGTAGTGTCGAACGTTTGTTTTTGAGTATTTGCCCACTCTTTAAACTTACTTGCAAAGTAAAATTTAGTAGGATCTAATTTTCTCTTTTCAAGATATTCCCTTGCAACAGAAACTTCTGATGCCTTTGGAAGATCTATCTTTTTCCCAAATACTGGTTTCTTAAAATCAAACTTGGGTTCATCAACTACAAAATTCCCAACACCACCAATAGAACTATGCCCATCCTTAAACTTCTCCATAACATATTGTTTATGAAGAGTGGTGTCAATCTGCTTTAAAAAATTATTAAACGACAAACTAGCACCACAGTTATGGCACTTGAAGTTTGTATTAGTCTTGACTTGATAGAAATACCCTCTAGCTTTATTCTTATGCTTTTGGGAGTCACCACAAATCGGACAACGGAAATTATATAAATCCGCTTTGACTCGTTTGAATTTTTGTAGTCGTGAGGAGACTAATCCAATATATTTTGAATCAACTAGATCCATTAACAAGAGTAATCTCTTGAGGTATTATACTTGTTTGAACGTCTGCTGTCAATGCTGACTTCAAAACTCTTTGTCCGATTGGACTTACAACGAAACTTATTATACTTAACGCACCAAAAATACTCCACATTTTCTTTTCCATAATGCGGAGTCTGTTATCTACCAGTCGAATATCTCTCTCACATCCTGCTTTAATCTCCGTACTCTGACGGTTAACTTCTCTATGAAGCGATTCAATCTTCTCGAATAATACTGCATCTATCCTGTCCTGCTTGTCTAGTTTCTCATCATGGACAGCAAGCATCTGTCCCATCTTGATTGAGTTATCACTAAGTGAATCTATTACCTTTTCTAATCTTTGTAATAATGGAGTGTTATTTTCCATTAGTAAAATCTAACCAACGCTTCCTAGAGTGCAATCCCATGTAGATATTCTTTTTCTTTTTCTTTTTCTTATTTACAGGAGGTTCGTCACCTGCCTCAACAGAACCAGCTATTCCACCACCACCCATACTCATGGCTGGAGCATCTTCTTGAAGTCTTCTTACTATTGAAATAACTCTGTTAATATCCATTAGAGGTTTTTTAATTCTTCTAAACAATAAGGATCATTCTTCATATTATTGATTTTGGTTTTTGGAAACTCTGGCAACCTATTTAAGAATATTAGAAAACTCTTAATAGCAGGCCACAACTCCTCTTCCAAATGATAAAACAATAACGGAACCGCAGCTTCATTAAAGACATTAAAAAGGATTATCAAGTGATTTAAAATAAGGTGAACCTTAAGCTCACCCGTATTTTTATATCTCTTCAATAATCTTTTGACATATCTAATACGCTTCAAGTCAGACTCAAAATCGTCCTTAGTGACTGATTGCGGATTGTCGTAGAATTTTATAGCGAAGAGCATATAGTTGCTCTCATTCAATTCATCAAATCTCATATTAAACTAGTTCAAATTAATTAACTATCAGGAAGTAAAGCATCGTCTCCAGAGTCAGCAGATATAGTGCTACCAGCAACTAAAACTTCTGATTTAACTCTAAGATTTCCTGCGTTGTCATTGTATGTAGTTATGCCAACCCAACCTGCATGAGGAGGAGCATACTTACGTGCATTACCTGATGCTGCATTAGCAACAGTAATCTCAGTAGTATCTACACCATAAATTTCACCAGCACCCCAGTTAGAATCATGAAGTGTTGATTTTGGTTTCTCACGGATTTCATAAGTCTTATTACTAATATTACTAGAAGGTAGATACTCAGTACCAATTGTAACTTGAGTTGCACTATCAATGCTTTCAATTACACCTTCACTTCCTTCTACAGTAAGGACTTGTCCAACCTTTACACCATTACCTGATGTCCAAGCAATACTGCCACTCTGTTTAGTGACTACTCCCGTGGTAACATTAACATTTATATTACCTGTAGAATAAACTGTGTCTTTTGTACCCCAAAGAGCCATTTGATTTTACCTACGAAAATTTCTTTCTCAAAGATATTTATACAATTAACGAGCCTGTATTGCTTTGGTTACTTGTGCTAATAACTTGTCATCCATATCAGTCTTAGTTAATTTAACTGCTTTGGATAAAATAAGTAAACAAACTTCTATGAGCTTTTCGCCCAATTCTTCATTTTCTGGAATCTTTGCAACAGAATCCGAAATGATTTTGGTTGCTATTGGTAGTAAAATGGAAAACATTATCTTAAGTTATATCTATCTTA